GGTGGTGAGCTGCGCGACCTAATGTGCGCATTCAGAGGAAGTATCCTTTGTCTCGATAGGCAATCATGACATTTCTCCGTGATCTGTAGTATTTCAACTTCACACTTGTGATCAGCAATATTTCAGCTTCACACTTCCTTCAAGTCAATCCTCGAATCGTTACGAAGGTGTTACAAACACTTTCCCACAACCGAGGGGATAACTTGGAGTACGGAAATGTCTCTATCAAGATTATAGATACCCGAAACTTACTTTGCAAGATTCATCATAACCAACCTTTCTCAAGGGTTGTCAGATGTACGTTCTTGTACAAAATGAAGTACGTTTCACCCTGAACACACGACAAGAGTCGTAGTCCATCTCACTAAATCCTCAAACGGATACCATCGGCTGCCTTATTCCCTAAGGCACACAGTCGTGACTAGTACACTCTAGCACGTCGTCACTGTCCAATCTCGGCGGACCTTCGGCTCGGGATCGCAGGAAGCTACTTCACTGCGTAAGACAGCATGCTTCTTCGTCAATTGACCTACACGTCTAGCTTCATTTAAGAAGTCTGGATATGTGTCATCGTCGAAGATGGTCGCCATCCCACCACTGTAATATGCTTCACCAAGCATAACAGTTGGGTCACGTGACAAACTAAAAGAACAACACTTTGATGTACGAAATTTATGCATCAAAAGGGTCTTGGCTTGACCGTCGACCTCAAAGCCGAATCCTCCATGCTCCTTACCCAGATGAAGATCCAAGGAAATTGCTGAAAAGTATTTCTGAAAGCTCTTCACATACCTGCCTAAATCGACAGAAAGTCGCTTACACCTCAAATTCATTTGTTTGAAGTTATCAGCGGCCGACTGCCAAAAGGCATATGCCGAGCGATCATCAACTTTATCGCTAATGTTGACCTCACAATCAACATTACTCCCCTTCTTTCTACCAACCAAGATGCCAAGGTTACAGTATCCTACATCGTGACCGATGTAGGCCCTATAACGTACCGGTATTTGAGGAAGATAACGCAACTTTTCGTTGCAACATTCTTGATCATACACAGGCACAGTGCGAATTGAAAGATAGCGAGAATTGATCATTGCGAACTTGTCAGAGACATAAGTCTTTCCGACACTTTCAACCAAACCAACTTCACCAATCCGTCCCTTCCACTCTTGATACAGAGCACTTGGTCCAACGAGGAGACAATCATCCCCGTTGATAAGAAGAGGTAAATCGTCTAATAAAAAACGACGACCCCAGACCTTCTCCAAAACCATCCGACATATGGCAGCATTTACGCCACACAAAATCGGAAAGGAGCAAGGATGCCCCATCAATTGCCCATTGACCATCTCGACGTCTTCAAAGACGCTCGTGTCCATTTCCTTTACTTCAGGAAGCGAGGACTGTACTCCTTTACCAGACTTCTCAAATTTGAGAGTCGAGGAATATAGAGATTTTCTCAGGACTAGAGACCACTCCGGATAATCCTTCAACCATGCTTCAGACAATGTCTGAGAAGCATAGCTAGAAAGAAGATTCGTTGCAGCCTTATAGTCTCCCGAGATTATTTTCATCCCTACATCCCACCATTTGGTTAGGACAGATTCTGCTCGACAGAACAGATCATCAGCCCCCGCCCCGGTCAAGCTAAAACACGCAAATTTCTGCAGTGTTTTCCAAAGCATCACCTGTAGTGGCTTCAATACTGAATAAGAATTGAATTCACCAACAGAGATGACGCGGAACTTGAACGGTTCAGGAATCACACGAACATCCACCGAAGATACACGACTTGTCAACAAACTCATGTTGGACAAAGAAGTATATTCTCGAAAGACGTCTCGATAGTTCAACTCACACCTCGAATAGACCAATCCGACTTCTCCAGTTCCTGAAGTACGGAAGTCGCCGACAAGGAATGGTGGACTTATACGATATATGAGAGAATTTGTTATTCCCATACGTCGAAAGTACTCACCAGCGAATCCACCGTCAGAACGGTTTGATTCTCGACATGCGGAGCTAGATAACTTATAGTTCTTTCGAACAGTAAGACTAGGCATCCGTCGTCTCAATTCCTCGCCGGTACGAACCAACTCCCGGGTGACTTCTTCAGTCATATCCGGGGCCTCTGTAGCAAGACACTTAGCGGTACCATCCACGGTATCAAACCAATCTTCCTCCTGAAGAGGAAGTAGAGATTTTTTGAACCCTTGGAGAATAGTCAATCTACTCTCCAGAGCCTTTAATCCCCAACCTCGCAGTCTCCTGCGAATGGTTTGCCCAGGCCTTCCATAACATAAGTGACCATCAACTCCTACAACCGTCTCCGGTCTAGGTGGTTGAACTTGTCCCTCAAAATGGTTGAAAAGCCATTGAGAATGGTACTTAAGGTTAACTCCCCATACTCTTGTCAAATACAAAAGAGTATAGTGGATATCAGTCTGCTGAATCCACTCATCAACAAACCGACCCTTATAGCCCAATGTCCGGCAGAGATCCATGATTCTGTCGGTCGTATCCAAGGCGTACTCTGCAACCTTTGGAGCTGCCTTCAAACAAGGACAGTTACAAACAGCGTAGAGCATACCCAGGTAACTAGCTAATCGTTCATCCGAGTATCTATTGACTCTTAGGGGGAATTTCTCCCCATACAGGTCAACTAACACTCGGTCGATCAGCCGGCTACCCTTGTTCACGGGTTCAAGGGCCGTGCTAACACGGTCCCGAGCTTTCCACTCCTGAACAAGAGATGTGAAAAGGGAAATGACAGTTTCTCGTCGCATCACAAAGCTTTGCATGATGGTCAAGATGTAAAAGATTTTCCAATACTCTTTTACGTTTAGG